GCTAAAAGTCTACAAATCTAGCGGTTGGGCGGCGGCAGGTTCTACTGTTAATGGTACAGCTAACAGGTTTGAGTACGTTGCTACAGCAGGTCAGACAACATTTAGTGGTGCTGACGCAAATTCGGCAGTTTTAGCTTATGATGCAGGATTCATTGATTGTTATGTTAATGGTGTAAAATTAGCTAACTCAGATTTTACAGCAACTTCAGGAACAAGTGTTGTTCTTGCAAGTGCGGCGGCAGTTAATGATATTATTTCAATAGTAGCGTTTGGTACATTCCAATTAGCTAACATATCAATTAAAGATTTAACAGATACACCTGCTAGTTTTGGTACAGCAGGACAAGCATTAGTTATGAATAGTTCAGCTAATGCACTAGAATTTGCAAATGCAAGTTCAGCAGAAGTGTATGGTTTTAAAGTAGTAAGTCCAACAAACCCTACTTTACAAGTAATAACAACAAACGGTGGTGCTGATAACATTTCATCAACAACATATAATGATTTTGATGATGTGCAGTACGCCGCAACAGGATTTGTCTGGTCGGTAAACGCATCAGGTAATTTAATAGCAACAGTCTAACAATAAATAGGAGAAAACACAATGGCAACAATAGACTTGGGTAAAATTGCTTTTACTCAGAAAGGTACTTGGGCATCAGGTACAGCATACGTAGCAAAAGATGTTGTCCAATATACTGACGGAAATGATACTTCGTCTTATGTTGCGATTGCATCTTCAACAGGACAAGCTCCATCTACAAATGGAACATTAAACTCATCTAACTGGGCTTTATTTGCAAAAGGAGCATCAATAGGTTCTACATATTTAGCAACCTATGCGGCAGGAACAACGTACAAAAAAGGTGATATAGTTCAGTATACTGATAGTGGAGTAATATCAACATTTTTATATATAAATACTACACCTGCTTCAGGACAAACACCTTCAACAGGTGGAACAGTAAATTCAACATACTGGGCTTTAGTAGCAAAAGGAACAGCATCAGTAGCTATTTCGTGGCAAAGTACAGCTAAAACTGCTAACTTTACTGCGGCGGCATCTGAAGGATATTTTGTAGATACTAATGGTGGTGCTTTTACGTGTACAACACCTTCTTCACCAAGTGCAGGAGATGAATTTATACTTACAGATTTAAGAGGAACATTTGGAACAAACGCACTTTCTGTTGCTCCTAATGGTTCTGATAAAATTAAAGGTAATACAGACACAGTTGAATTAGCAGAAAACTATGGCTCAACAAGATTAGTTTATTCAGGAGCGACTTATGGTTGGATTCCTGTATCTTCTTCAGCAGTTATTTCAGCACCGTTAGTTAAAACGTATGACGTGCAATATTTAGTAGTTGCAGGTGGCGGCGGAGGCGGCGGCGACAATGGCGGCGGCGGCGGTGCAGGTGGTTATCGTACTGTAGCATCTAAAAACTTTTCAGTTGTAGCAGGAACATCATATACAATAACAGTAGGTGCAGGTGGTTCAGGAGATAACAGCTCTAACACTCAACAAACAAATGGCTCAAATTCAAGTTTTAGCACAATTACATCAGCAGGTGGTGGATATGCTTCATCACAAGGTGGCTCTGGCGGTGCAGACGGTGGCTCTGGCGGAGGTGCAGGTCAATCAGGTGGTACTGGCGGAAGTGGAAACACTCCTGCTACAACTCCTTCACAAGGTAATAATGCAGGAAGTCCATCAGGAAGTACATCAGTTGGTTCTGGTGGAGGCGGCTCTGGTGGTGGAGGCGGAAACTCATCATCTGGCTCTGGTGGTGAAGGTGGTTCAGGAACATCAAACTCAATTTCTGGTTCTTCAGTAAGTTACGCAGGAGGCGGAAGTGGTGGTGCTGACCAAAACAGTAGCGGTGGCGGACAATCTACTTCTGGCGGTGGCGGTACTGGTGGTACTGGTGGAAGTGATGGAAACTCAGGAACAGCTAACACTGGCGGTGGCGGCGGTGGTGCAGGTCAAAATGGTGGCGGTAATGGTGGCTCTGGTGGCTCTGGTATCGTTATTATTAGAAGACTTACAGCCGATAGTTCTACAGCATCAGGCGGTACTGAAAGTACATCTGGTTCTGACACTATACACAAATTTACAGGCTCAGGAACATTTAACGCTTAAAAAATAAAAGGAGAAAATAAAAATGGCACACTTTGCAAAAATAGGATTGAATAATAAAGTTATTCAAACTATTGTCGTAGATGATAAAAATTGTCAAGATGCAAATGGTAATGAAGTTGAAGAAGTTGGAAGACAATTTTGTGAAAATCTTACTGGCTATCCTCATTGGGTACAAACATCTTACAATAAAAATATCCGAAAAAACTTTGCAGGAGTAGGACATATTTGGGACGAAGACAGAAATGCCTTTATCGCTAAGAAACCTTATCCAAGTTGGGTATTAAATGAAGATACTTGTCAATGGGAAGCACCTGTTGCAAGAGATGACGACACTAAAAATTGGAACGAAGAAACACAATCTTGGGAGTAATTAAGTAGTGGAAATACATCAACCGTTTACAACACCAATTCAAGTTAGTAAACTTAATAATAATGAATTAAATCAAGAATTACTTTTATTTATACTTGATAAACAAAAAAATGCTAAAGGTAGAGAAATAAGTAATCAAGGTGGTTTTCAAAGTGATATATATGATATTAAAGATAATATATTATTTGAAAAATTCATAAATACAACACTTAATTCTATTCATACACTAATACAAAATTATGCTTTAAGTTATAATTATGATATTGTAATAAATGGAATATGGTTTAATGTAAATCCAACAAATTCTTATAACTTAACACACACACATAGTGGGTGTAGTTTTAGTGCGGCGTATTACATTAATACACCTAAAGACTCTGGTAGAATAGTTTTTGAAAATCCATCTATAGGACAACAAACAGATAATTTTTATCAAAATAAATTTCGTGAGTTTAACAACATAAATCAAGGTAAATATTACATAGAACCAAAAGAAAATATATTAGTTTTATTTCCTTCTTGGTTGCCTCATTATGTAGAACAAAACAAATCTAATGAAGATAGAGTTGGTTTATCTTTTAATTTTTCAATTAAAGTAGGAGAAAAAAAATAAATGGCAAGAAATCGAGACATTTCAAAATTATTATCAACATCAAATGGTAAAATAGCAGGAACAAATCTTGATGTGTCTTTTGAAAATATCACTGATACTGGTACTGAAGGTACTAAATTAGCTTCAGGTACTACAGCACAACGAGGCTCTACACAAGGTCAATTCAGATTTAATTCAACTACTGGAAAGTTTGAAGGTAGAAATGCTAATAGTTTTATATCTATTGAAGTTTCTCCAAGTGTAACTTCAGTAAATAATGCTAATCCAACAGAAGACCAAATAACAGCAGGTTTTGATTTAGTTATAACTGGTTCAAATTTTGCTAATGGTGATGCAGTTGCTTTTATTGGAAATGACAACACGTCTTTTACTTCACCAACAGTAACAGTAGATAGTAGTTCACAAATAACTGCTAGAATACCTACAAACATTGACGCAACTAAAGAACCATTTAAAGTAAGAGTTTCTAATACTGGTGGTTTATCTGGTGAATTAGCAAGTGCATTTAATATAAATCAAAATCCTACTTGGACAACTGCGGCAGGTACGATTGCAGGTGGTTTTCAAGGTGATACTATTAATACAACAGTTACAGCTTCAGACCCAGAAGGCACTGCTATAGTGTATTCAGAAACAACTTCAGTTTTATCTGGTATAGGTACAGGATTTACATTAAATAGTTCTACAGGTGCAATTACAGGAACACTTCCTAATGTCGGTTCAGGCACAACTTACACATTTACAATAAGAGCAACAGCAGGTTCACAAACTGCTGATAGACAATTTTCAATTTATAATGCAGGTGCAGGTACTCAAACTATGTACACAGCTAACACAACATTAAACACTACTTTTGTAAGACCAATGAAAGTTTATGTAATTGGTGGCGGAGGTGGTGGTGCAGGTGAATTAAATGAAGGTTCATGCGGCTCTGGTGGTGGAGGCGGAGGTGGAATGGCTTACAAGCTATTAGCTAACGCTCCAGTAGGTGCTTACACAATTACAGTTGGACAAGGTGGTGCAGGTGGTTATCAAACAAGTGCAAGTGACCCTGAACATGGTCAAAACGGTGGTACTTCAAGTGTAACTGCAACAGGAATTACAACAATACAAGCTACTGGCGGTACAGGCGGTCAAGACAGTGACAATGGCTCTAGCACAAACGGTGCAGGAGGTGCAGGAGGTGTTGGCTCTGGTGGAGATATAAATGGTACTGGTGGTGCAGGTGGTAACGGTGTTGCCAACTCTACAGGTGGTGGCTTTGCAAACGGTGGTGACGGTGGAAACGGCACAAACGGAGGTGCAGGAGGCGGTGGAGGAGGAACAGACAGTTCTTCTAACGGCTCTTACAGAGGTGGAAACGGTGGAAACGGTGACTCTAGCTACTTTACAGGTGGTGGAGGAGGAGGCGGTTGTGACGGTGATGGTCAAAACGTAAACTCAGGTCAAACTGGTTCTGGTGGTTCTGGTTACTCTTCTGGTGGTAAAGGTGGAGGACAATCTACACCTGCTGTAAATGGTTCAGATACTTCTGGCACTAATTCAAATGGTTCAAAAGGTGCATTAAGTGGTTCAAGAAATAACAACGGAGGCGGAGGTGGAGCTTTCGGTGGAGGCGGAGGTGGCTCTGGTTCTGCTGATGGTGGACAAATCTCTGGTGCTTCTGGTGGTAGAGGTGTTGTTATTATAACAATGTAATATGGCTAGAAAAAAATCAGTATCACCCAAACAACTTGTAGACCAAGCGACAGGTATAAGACTTTCTGCCCATGAACGTCTGTGTGCAGAGCGTATGCAGACAATACAAAATAGTATAAATGAATTAAAAAGAGAAGTTAAATCTTTACGAACAGATGTTTCTACTGGAAAAGGAATGGTAAAAGTTTTAGTTTTCTTAGGAACAATAGTAGCAACCATAATTGGTGTGCTAAGTATAAAGTAAAGGTGGTAACGTAGTGTTTAAAATTACAGCATTACTCTGCGTATTAGCAGTAAATGGTGAAAATTTATGTATGTTTGGTGATTTACCTACTTCACAAAGATATGATACACCGCAAGAGTGTTTTAGTGTTGCACGTGAAATAGGTGAAGCAGTAAACGAAGAATTTATTAGAAGAAACATTAGCATAAGTATGCAATGTGTAAAAATAGGAGAAGAAGTATGATGATATATGGTGAAACGCTTACACAATGGAAAAACCATGTTGTAACGAAAATTAAAGACAACAAGAAAGTAGTTATAGCTTTCTGTGTGTGGTCTATATTTCTATATTGGTTATAAAAATGTTACCTTATAGATTATTATTTAACATAGGCTCTAAAGCTGTTGGTACTTTTATGCAAAGAAGGCAAGAAAAAAGCCAACGTAAACACGATATTGCTATGCGAGAAATGGCAACAGGCAATGAAAGAGCTAAAAGAAATGGCTCATTAATACTAGATTTAGTATTAGGTGCGTTTATATTAGCACCTTTAGGTATACTTGCCTACGCTACATTTTATGGTGATATGGCAATGTTACAAAAAGTAGAGTTTTATTTTGACAAATTAAAAGAGATACCAGAAGTATATTTATATTTAATTTTCATTGTAGTAGGTGGAAATTATGGTATATCAGTTACTAATTTACTAACTAACAAAAAGTTTAAATAATGAAAGTCAGCTCAGACACATCAGTGGCAATGCCAATTAAGAACATGATTGGGATAATCGTGGCCGTTTCGGCAGGAATTTTCGCTTTTACAGAGATAACAGCTAGACTCACATCTTTAGAAACAAGTCGTGAGTTAATGAACGCTGACCTTCTCAAAAAAAGTGAGCAGACAACTACAGACCAAGAACAATTTTTGTTGTTGGAAAGTTTATTTAAGGACGTAGAGAAGTTACAAAAGACTCAAGAACAAAATATGACTAATAAAGTTAATATTGAATTTACACAAGAACAATTAAAAAAGGCTTTACAAGATATTGAAAAATTAAAAGACAAAGTCAGAGAAAACGGAAAGAATTACTAATGGTAGAAACAGTTATTGCATTGTTAATGATAGTTAATAATGAAATTAAAGAACATAGAATACAGCCATCTATGAGTGAGTGCCTTAAAGGTAAGAGGATTGCCATGAGGTCAACAAAATCAGGTGGTAATGTACGATATGAGTGCCTAAAATCTGAGGCAGAATTAGAATTGTATTTAGGTAAAAAACATATTAAAAAGTTAATACTAAAATAGGAGCTATATGGCTACAGGTCTTGATGACTTAATACAACCAAGTAAAGACGAAATTATAAAAAACTTAAAAGAAGAAAATAAAAACTTAAAAAAAGAAAAAGAAGAGCTAGAACGTAAAGTTAAAAATGAACAAGAGTCTAGGCTTATGGAATATCACACCCCTTAATCATGGCTAGAGTTAATTTTAAACACATAGAAGTAAGAGAGAAACCTAAGAAGAGAAAAGGCAGACATGCAAAAAGACCAAACAAAAAATTCAACAGAAAAAAATACAGAGGACAAGGTCGTTAATATTGATGATATTGTCAAAGAATTACCAGAATTATTGGTCAAACATGCGTATACAAAATTAAAATCAGGAGAAGAGCTAACAGCTTCAGAGATGAAAGTGTGTTTAGAGGTTTGTAAAACTTATAGTACAGATAATCTTAACAAAAAACCTGAAAACATTTTAGATAACGTACCGTTTGATACTGATGGATAAACGAATAAAGAATTTTAAAAATTTTTTGTATTTGTGTTGGAAACACTTAAATTTACCAGAACCAACACCTATACAGTACGATATAGCTGATTATTTACAATCGGAAGACAAAAGATTAGTTATAGAAGCATTTAGAGGCGTAGGTAAATCATGGATTACTTCAGCATTTGTCTGCCATCAATTACTTCTAAATCCACAACGTAATATATTAGTTGTATCTGCATCTAAAAGTAGGGCTGATGACTTCAGTACATTTACACAGCGTTTAATCGCTGAGATGCCAATATTAAAACACCTAGTACCTAAAGACAACCAAAGACATTCTAAGGTTAGTTTTGACGTAGCACCTGCTCGTGCATCACATGCACCTAGTGTAAAGTCTATGGGTATTACAGGTCAACTTACAGGTTCACGTGCAGACTTAATTATTGCAGATGACGTAGAGTCAGCTAATAACTCACAAACG